TATCACCTCTTTTGCATACACAACCCGCAAAAGCTATCGCAAGTGCGTAAAGATAGATACGATAGGGCTGTAAGCTGGCTCAAAGCGGTAAATACCGGGGCAATCAATATAGACGGGGCTCCGATGCTGGAGGAGGAGCAACTGGCAGACAACAGCCGCTTTATAATGGCTAGTAATCCAAAACGACAAAATCACCTTTAGACCATGGCAGAAAAAAAAATCATACAGGGAGGCTTGTTGCCAAACCCCAACCAAACAGAACCAAACACCGTTATTTTAACAGCACCGCGTCGATTTGGTATTGACATAGAGTATTACATGCATACCATTCGTGGAGCGGATAACATCGATTACGCGCTGCGAACAAAGCTTTTCGACCTCTACGTTGACATATTGAGTGACGCGCACTTGTATGCCGTGATACAAAAACGAAAGAGTGCCATTTTAACCGCTCCTATTCAATTCCAACGCGGAGGTGTACCGGATGACAAAGTAAACGAGCAAATACGCTCACCCTGGTTCTTTAATTACCTGGGCGATTTATGGGATACCAACTTGTACGGATTCACCCCCTTTCAGTTTGACAAAGAAAACGGGTGGATAACCTATCAGCTTATTAACAGGAAAAACGTTGACCCGATACGCCAACTGATACGGAGAAACCAAACTGATATTAACGGAACGCCCTTCGATGAATTTTACAACATTCTATTCGTTGGTGATAAGCGTGATTTGGGCTTGCTGGCAAAAGCGGCTCCTTATGTATTGTACAAAAGAAACGCGCTTGGAGACTGGAGCCAATTTGCTGAAATATTCGGCATGCCCATACGTGAATATATTTACGATGCCGCGGATGAGGAGACACGCCAACGGGTAACCAAAGATGCCATGGAGCAGGGCGGTGCAGGGGTGTACATACACCCGGAAGGAAGCAGTATGAAACTCATCGAATCAGCGCAAAAAACGGGAAGCGCGGATGTTTTTGGAAAGCTCACCGACTTTTGCAACGCGGAAATTTCCAAATTAATATTAGGAAATACACTTACCACACAGGCGGGGGATAAAGGCACGCAGGCACTGGGAACCGTGCAAGCCGATGGTGAAAAGAATTTGAATCTTGCCGATAGGCAATACATCTTAAATATTCTGAATTATCAGATGTCGGATATATTCGCCGCTTTAGGGGTTAACACCAAAGGCGGTGAATTCATCTTTCTCGAAACGGAAGATAAAGACATTACCACGCAATTAACCATTGTACAAGGGTTGTCAGCCATGGGATTGCCTATTTCAAATGAATATTTGTATAAAACATTTGGGATAGAAAAGCCCGAAAATCCAATAGAACCCGGGAATAAACAACCGGACACGGTACCTGAGCCTACACCCGAACAAACACCCACACCGAAACCAAAAGAACCCGAACCAACACCAACGGAACCTACCTCCAATTTTTGGAAGTCGTTTTTTAATCATGCACGCCATTTTTTCGGGAACGCCCCGGACAACAACGGGGCTTTAAACTGGTAGTTGATAGTTGTTACTATGTGGATAATGTTACACGTTTTAATAATGAATCCGGCTTCTCGTTTTCCGATGACGTGATAGCAAAAGCATTAAACAACATATACAAAAAAGAATGTGATGTAAAGAAGGACATCGAACCGAATATTTTTAAGGAGACCTTCCGAATTATTAACGAGGCCGCCGACAAGGGGGTAGCGCAAAGTACCGTTAATACTTCCGATGCCTTCAATAATGCCTTACGCTACAATAATGCCGTGTATGCCGCTTTCCGTACGCACCGGATGCAAAATGACATAGCTACCCAACTACTGGACGACAAAGGTAAATTAAAGCCCTTCGCGGCCTTTAAAGCGGATACGGAACCGCTTGTAAGCCACCATGTGAATGCGTGGCTGCAAACGGAATATGACACCGCCATCCGCCGCGCCCATTTGGCCGCCGACTGGCAACGCTTTACCAGCGAAAAAGATGTGCTGCCTAACCTGGAATGGCTACCCAGTACAAGCATTACCCCCGGTGAAGATCACCGCCCGTTTTGGGGCATGATAGCCCCTATTGATGCACCGGAATGGGATATGAACCGCCCGGGCGACCGCTGGGGGTGTAAATGTGGATTGAGAAGTACGGACAAGACACCTACACCGATACCACATGGCACGGAAAACGATAAACCTTCAGCCGGACTGGAAAATAACCCCGGCAAAGATGCCATGCTGTTTGCACCCACGAACCCGATGCAAGCAAATGCTTACCCGGGGGCTGAAAAGGCGGTCAGCGGATTTATCGATGAATTAGTGGCACAAAAGGAAATTGAGGACGTGGATTTTGACCCCGAAAAAGAAGCAAAAGAAAAGAATATTGCCAAACAAAAAATTGTTGCTTCGCGAAACGAGGTGAAGGACTGGGCGGACAAGGAAATACCCAAAGGAAAAGCACTTAACATAAAGATAAACGACAAATACATAAACAAAATAACCCTTACCCGTGCGTCGGTAAAAACATTAGTATCAAAGCCACATTCTGACATTATACAAAGAAATAACGCCGTGATGAATATGAAAAAGTTATTTAACAAGGCGGATTTTTACGGCTGGGCGGAAGACGAAAAAATAAACGGGATAAAGAAACACCCGGATGTGGATTATTGGATGTACTACAAATCGGATGAGTGGTATGTCTGCGTGAAACGCACGATGGATAAGCTCTATAAGCCTTATGCCATAGTGGATGAAAATGATTTCACTAAAATTGTGGGCGTAAAAAAAGAAAGCCCAATAAGGTAAGCTTGCAGGTAAAACCTGGGCATCTCTTAAAGGACTTTCCGAATACAAATTTACAAATTTATTTCAAGAAAACAATGACTCCTGACGAATTTTTAAAACAACTGCAATCCAATTCCGCCGACATAAAAAAAGCCATTAACCGGACAATACCTGTAAAAATGTGCAACACGGCCATGGAATATTTCCGTGAATCGTTTATAAAAAGCGGTTGGGAGGGTAATGCATGGAAAAAAACGAGACGGCAGGAAAGCGGTGACGAATCGGCGGCGGCCAACTACAAACCACTCACCAGTAGCCGCAACCACCTGATGAGTAATTTCACCAAAGAGATAGCCCCGGGAAAAAGTATCGTACGAAATAAAACGGAATATGCCGAAATAAATAACAATGGCGGCACTATCAACACCCACCCTAATATTACTACACAAATGCGCAAAATGGCGTGGGCACGCTTCTTTAAAGCGAAAGAAAGCGGCAATGAAGCCGAGGCGGGAAAATGGAAAGGGCTGGCATTAACCAAGAAAACACAACTTAACATAAAAGCGGTGATTCCACAGCGGCAATTTATGGGAGAATCAGAAACACTACGCACGGAATGCCGCAATATAATAACAAAAGAATTAACCAAAATAATTAAAAAGTAATGGAACAACTGTTTATAAACCTGCAAAAACACATCAAGGAAAGTTTAACCGCGATTGTTTGGGTGGATGAAAACTACGGACAATTGCAAACGCAGGAGGACACTTACCCGATACCCTTCCCGTGCGTATTGATAGACACGCCCAGCGTGCAGTGGAGCGACGTGGAGGGTAACAGCCAACTGGGCACCGTTACCGTGATACTGAGCCTGGCTATTGATTGCTATCACGACACGTATGCAGGTAGCGGACAAGAAGCGTATGCCGCCGAAAGGCAGACTATGAACCATGACCTGCACAAAGCAGTGCAAGGATATATAGCAGGTGAGCATTGCGGTAAACTTATCAGGCAGTCCTCCAGGTTTTACTCCCTACCTGGTGCCATAAAAGTGTATGAAACTACCTATACGTGCCCGATAAAAGATATAATTAAGCCAAATTACACGGAAGTGGCAAGGCCTACTATAAAGATAAAACCAAGTATAACATAAAAAAAGCCCCTCTAAAAGAGGGGCTTCAAACATTAATTAACTCTATAACATTGAATCTGCCAACGGTTTTTATTATTTAATTTTGAAGGTATTGTAATAATTAAAACTTATATCTCCTTTAGCTATATTTATTTTATAAGTATTAGGTCTATCTAAGCCTATAAGCGAAATCCGATCACCCATAATATCAAAATAGGCTATTGTACCTTTTTTATATCCACCAAAATTTATTCTTTGCGGCCAATATGACAAAAATAATTTTATTATTAAATCAGTAGAACCCGTTATATTGCATTCTGTAATCGTAATACATTTGCCGTCGTCCGTATCAATATAAGGTTTATTATCCGTTTTCTTTACTTTATAGGAAACTGTTAGATGTTGTTTTCCTGTTGAAACATGAGGTATATATGTTTCAGTAATCAAAGTTGGAGTATTTGAATTTTTAGTTGGCGTTAATTTCATATCATCTTGTAAATACATTGAAAAACGCATATCTGCAAAATTCACATCAAGGCCGACAAATGTAGTAAATAGGTTATTTCTTGAAATTGAGGACAAGTTTAATTCGAGGAGTTTGTAACCTGAAATATGTTGTATAG